GGGTCAGATGTTATAAGTCCATAGTGCATTCATATACAAGACTGTTTTTGATGGGCCTGACACAGTTTCGACAGGGTGAGATAATAGAGACGGCAACTCAGTAGGCGATGACTGTAAATCAAGCAAAACTCGTAAATGCAAACGCAAATACATTCAAGTTTTTTGAAGTTGACTTCGACATTTCAGCAATGAATGACGAATCAGCATTCGAATTAGCTGCCTAAGAAACAGCACTTGCGAGGTAGGAAAGACCTTGTCACCAAACATAACCAGAAAGCACCTTCGGGTGCTTTTCTTATGATTAAATAGAATATGAAAATTACATGTGGCCCACAACACGATCGTAGAGACTTTGAAATTGTTCTGCCATCAGAACCTAAACGACTAGCAGTGTTTGTTAGTGGCGGTGTCGATAGTGCAATTTTATATTATTTGTTGTTACTCGAAAATAGAAACTTAGGAAACATACATGAGATACAACCATTAATGGTACAACGCAAAGAAGGATCAAAATACTTTGCGAATATTGTTGTTGCACACGTTCGAGATCATTTTAACCTAGCACCAGCTACTGCAACCATAGTTGGCAACAACACATTGCCAGAGGAAGAGCAAGTTAAATCAGGAGTACTGGAATCATATCTAAGAGGGTTTGATATAGCGTACACTGGACTAATACAGCAACTACCACAGCACATGGTCAATTGGCAGCCAATACCATACAAGCAAACTCCCAAGTTTAAAGCACCATTTGCAGACCTAGACAAAAGCCATATTATTGAATTGTGCGTACAATTAGACCAAACAGCATTATTTTATCTAACGCATAGTTGTTCTGCACATGAAATCAGCAGATGCAGGAACTGTAACGGCTGTAACGAACGGGCCTGGGGATTTGATCAACTGGACATAAAAGACCCTGGGACTATATAAGTTAACTACGTAGTTAATACTTGTAAATATTTGGCTTAAATAATTATTGACTGTTCTTGCTTAGGCATATATAATAGTCAAACGTGACGTAGGGTCACATAACAAAAGGAAGAAAACAATGAAGAAAATCTTAGCAGGCTTAGTAGCCTTGGCACTCAGCGGAATGGCATTTGCTGGATCAGTTACAATCGAAGGCGCCGCAATTAACACAATCGGCGGTAATGATCAAAGAAATACTAATTTCACATTAAGTGAGTCAATCAACAGTACTTTTAGTGTTCACACACAACTATCATCTACACAAACTGACAACACAAATGCAGTCAGCACACGTTTAGAAGTTGGTGGAACAGCAACAGTACCATTGTACGGCCCAGTTAGTGGTTATACTAAAGTTGCACTCGGCGAAAAGTACAGTACTAGCGGTCAATTCTCGTATTATTCCGTAGAGCCAGGAGTTTCAGCTCCAATTGGTAATACTGGTTTAACTGCAAAAGTTGGTTACCGTTTCCGTACCGCTGTTAGCGATCCAAATGTAAACAAAGATACAACCCAAACAGTTCGTGTTGGTGTTGCATACGCTATTAACAAAGAGAATGCAGTTGGTTTCCGTTTCGACAAGATCACAGGTGATTCACGTCAAGATGGTTACAATGTGTTTTACACACGTTCATTCTAAGCTAACTTAGCATTAACATAAAAGGACCTTCGGGTCCTTTTTTATTAAATAAAATACTATGGAATCGCATGATTTAAAACAGTTAGAAACACGTGGATATACAGTAATCCCAAATTTCCTTACGCCTGCAAAATTAGCAGAATGTGTAGAAATTTACAAACAACTACCCGAGACATATTCTAACAAAAACTATAGTTTAAAAAAATCTAGTACTGCGATCATACCCGAAGTATTAGCATTGCTGAAGGAGATTACTGCTGTTACTAACATAACGGCAAATTCTGTTAGCAGAAATACGATATATTTTGATAATAGTTTAGTTGAATTTTGTTGGCACCAAGATCACGAGTCGTACTATCGTTGGCAAAACTCATATAATTCACTAAACTTCTGGATACCAATAATAAAGCCATCAGCAGATAGATCCGGAATAGGTATAATACCATATGATATACTACAGTCAATAGTTCCCGACGTTGCAGAAACTCAGGTACGTAATCGTGGCGCTAAAAGATTCGGAGTCCAGACAGATGGCACTACTAAGATGTATAACGATGAACTTGGTACTGAGGAAATTCTACCAGTCAACTTTAACGATATAGGCGAAACACCGGCAGTGTTGCCTGGAGATTTGATTTTGATGAGAGAAGACACTATCCATAAAACTCAAGAAATAACAGGGCACCGCGTGGCTATGTCAATTAGATGTATTGACAGCAATAGTATACTTACTGCTGAGAATTTTAACATTGGTGAAGATTTAAAAAAATCAATGATTAATAAAAATCTAGATAGCTATGCAGAGTTGATCAAAGGTTTTAAAGTTAATCCAACAATGATCGCACATAGGGCCTTTGACGATTTTGATCACTTATTTTCTAGAGAAAAATAAAAAAATCGTATATCAACACGGTTCTTGACAAGAGATATAAATACTCTTATAATAGAAACAGGTTAGCAGGCAAGGCAACTGACTAAAAATATTTTTTAGCAAGTTAGCCAAAACATGTTGACATGATTGCTGAAAGGCAATATACTAGAGATTAGTTAGCAAACAATGTAGAATAGAGATGTTGTAAATATACAACAAAGAAATTTTACAAAAGGTGTTGACAACATTGTAGCAAGGTGCTACAATAGAGACTAGTTAGCAATAATGCTAGCGAATTTTAAAGAAGAGTTAAACGAGAACAAAAATGCAATCTAATTTTAGACAACATCAATTTAATACGATGCCCAAACAGGTAGGCGTTATAGCCTCTTATTGGTCAGCGATTAATTGCGGAAGTCTATCTTCATTAGATCGTACACCAGAGATTAGCAGGGTCCGGGAGGACATGATGTAAACGTAAGTTTACCCAAACTCCAAGGACCCTAGGACTAACACTCCTGGGGTTTTTTGTTTTTAGACTTTCGAAATAGTGTGAATATGTGGAAACGAGGTCCACGTCCTGCACTTAAAACATGGGACAAACGGGCGGCCTGTACGATGAAACTCTTCTTCTAGAGCGAAAAACTACAGCGTATTAAAGCATATTATAGGGACGGCCAAACCCATAGTATGGTACTGCATAGCAGGCGTTATTAGTATGCTTTAATACACACTCTCTACCTCCGCCTGCACAGCGGTTGACAGCATAGCGGGAGAGTGTTACAATAGAGACATGGAGTAGAAGCATCAATGGTGATGCAGTGGACTGTAAATCCGCCGTCTTTATGGCACGCCTGGTTCGATCCCAGGATACTCCACCAGATTTAGGCTTCATAGTATAATGGTTAGTACGGTGGCTTGTCACGCCATTAATAGGGGTTCGATTCCCCTTGGAGCCGCCAATTTTTGACGCATTCGTCTATCGGTTAGGACACTAGGTTTTCATCCTGGCAAGAGGGGTTCGATTCCCCTATGCGTCTCCAAGTTTATTCCAGAGTAGCACAGCGGTAGTGCAGTTGACTGTTAATCAATTGGTCGTAGGTTCGATCCCTGCCTCTGGAGCCAATCAATCGCGGATTAGAGAAACGGTATCTCAGAAGTCTCATAAGCTTCAGTTGGTGGTTCGATTCCGCCATCCGCAACCAAACAATGGGCTGATAGTGATAATGGGAGCACAGGGCGTTTGCAACGCTTTAGTCGGGGTTCGATCCCCCGTCGGTCCACCATGTTTTTCCCGGATAGTTAAATGGTATAACAATCGGCTGATAACCGGTCATTACAAGTTCGATTCTTGTTCTGGGAACCAAGTTTAGGATACTAACAGCAATTTTTATTTTTTTGGTAAAAAGAAAATGTATCCTGTTTATTACACTGTCGTCGTCTAGTGGCTAGGACGCTACCCTTTCAAGGTGGAGAAGCGGGATCGATACCCGTCGACAGTACCAAGTTTAGGAGTTGTCAATGGCAAATGTAAAGCAAGGCAATCTTACAAAAAGTCCTCAATGGTGGAAACACTTAAAGGACTGGAAACGTGTGTTCTGGAAATCAGAACGTCAAGCACAAAAGAAACATATCAACAAAGGAGAATGACATGAAACGTTCACGTAAACGTTAGTGTCGACCTTGACCCCGTATTGGTCCTGGTTGGCACATTAAATCAAATTAATTACGACCAACCACTCGTAGCGTTAATGGTAGCGCACTTGACTCTTAATCAATGAGGTGTCGGTTCGAATCCGACTGAGTGGACCAATATGGGATTGTGGTGAAATGGTTATCACAGCGGACTTTTAATCCGTCAATTCCCGGTTCGAGTCCGGGCAGTCCTACCATATGAAAACACACTTCCGACAGCAGGCGGAGGTGACAATGTCCATTCGGGCGAGTGTGTTTCCATATGGTAGCGTAGCATAGCGGCTAATGCACCACCTTCATACGGTGTTTATCGTGAGTTCGAGTCTCACCGCTACTACCAAGTTTATCTCTCTGAAGCGTTATCTGGTTGCGTACACGGTTTGGGGCCGTGTGGTCAAGGTTCGAATCCTTGCAGGGAGACCAAGTTTAGGATAGCAACAGCAAATTTAAAAATCTTTTCTCGAAAAAAAGCCAAAAAATGCTATCCTGTTTTATTTGCCCTATTAGTTAAATGGTAGAACACCTGTTTTGTAATCAGGTAATGGCAGTTCGATTCTGTCATGGGGCACCAAGTTATGTCGTTGTCGTCTAATGGTAGGACGCTTATAAAAGGTTATCCTGTTAAGGATACAGTCAGCAATTTACAACATTCCATGTCAAGGAAGAGATCTGGGTTCGAATCCCAGCAACGACACCAAGTTTATGAGTTCGTCTAGAAACCGGTAAATTGTAGTTTGGTCTACAAGCTCATAATTAGTTTTAGGATGCGAACAGCAAATTCAAAAATTCAACTTTTAATTGAAAAATAAGCATCCTGTTTTATTGTTGGCGTATTGTGTAATGGTAGCACAACAGACTTTGACTCTGTTAGTCTAGGTTCGATCCCTAGTGCGCCTGCCAAATTTGCTCTTATAATTTAATGGTAGAATGCCTTCTTGGTATGGAGGCAATGATGGTTCGATTCCCTCTAAGAGCACCAAATTTATCGCTATAGTATAATGGATAATACACTACGCTACGAACGTGGGAATAGAGGTTCGATTCCTTTTGGCGGTACCAATTTTAATCTACTTAGGTGTGGCCATAACTTAATGGTAAAGTCGTGGATTGTGATTCCGCTTATCTGGGTTCAATTCCCAGTGGTCACCCCTAAGTAGATTTTTAGTTCCTTAGTTTAATGGAAGAACAGTGCGTTGACATCGCGCAGATAAAAGTTCGATTCTTTTAGGAACTACCAAGTTTTGTAAGTGTCAGCAAGAGAAAGTCACGCTATAAAAGTTTCTTCGAAGGACTGATATAGTAGAAGGTAATGGGTTCGATCCCCACCCGGGCACGTAGTGTCTGAGGGCAAAAGGTTGCAAGCTGGACCGGTATCCCAAGTGACGTATCTTGACCCTGCCGGCTTTATTACAAGGGAAAATGGTTGCGATATGAGGGACGCAACTACTTACAAATTCAACAGACCCCCGCTTTCCAAGTTGTGCGGCGAACAACCTGGACTAATTCAAATGCTACTTTAGCTGATGTGGTCATAGCGGCGGTCTGAAGAACCGTTGAACTAGGTTCGATTCCTAGAGGTAGCACCAAACAATGCCAGCGAGACTTGGTAGTCAGAGAGTCCTTATAAGACTTTTAGCGCCAGATTAGCGTTCTTGAGAGGGTTCGATTCCCTCCGCTGGTACCAACCAATGTGGGTGTGCCGCTGAATGGTTAGGCCCCGGATTGCAAATCCGTTCCATGCAGGTTCGAGTCCTGTCACCCACTCCAAATTTTGCCCTGCTGGCGCAATTGGTAGACGCAACTCTCTCAAAAGGAGTGAAGTCCCCGTTCGAGTCGGGGGCAGGGTACCAAAATATATTTTAGCAAGTTTGCCAAAATGTAGTGACAACACACAACAAAGACATTATAATAGATACATAGCAAGCAATAATGCAAGCTAAAGAGTTTTAGGATCGGTACAGCAACTTCATATTAAATGGAACGCTAATCTTATGTTAATCGCTGGAGCCTGTATGGGCTTTGAAGGTTATTAGCAATAATGAGATTAGATAGAGGAGTTTCGATAAGTCTCCTCGATAAAAACAAAAAGTAGAAAACGATCCTGTTAATTTTGGATGACTACAGCAACCTAAAATACTAACGTAACTGCTATAGACGGTGGTCGAAGGACACAGTAGAAATACTGTTCTAGCAATAGACGCTCAAGAAATAGATAGACTGGCAAAGCACCAGGTATGATTTACATACAGAAAAACATGTAATAGGCAACATGAATGTTGCTAGGGTCTGGGTGCTATAATTGGCCAGACCAGAAAATAAACAAACTAGCACGATCATCCTGTTAAAGTTTTAGAATGTTAACAGCAACTTTAAATTTCAACTATAATCGAAAATAAAATACATTCTGTAAAGGTAATCAAAATGAACGCATTTGTAACAGCAGTAGCAAATCAAGAAGCCCGTACCGCCAACGGTATGAAGGCACGTAAGTCAACAGCATCAGCTTGTGTTGACTTGTTCTACAAGATCGGCGCAAGCCGTGGTAAGAACATCACAGGCGACTTCACAGCCGCTTATGTGGAAAACTCGGACGTAGCACTACGTATCGCACAATGGGCACGTGATGTCCGTGGTGGTGCAGGTGAACGTCAACTGTTCCGCGACATTCTAGTACATCTAGAAAAGCGTGACCCAGACGCCGCTTTGGCTCTGTTGAAGAAGGTTCCAGAAGTGGGCCGTTGGGATGACATCTTTGTCTTCCAATCACCAGTGTTGAAGTCAGCCGCTTATACCATGTTGGGTGATGCCCTACGTGCTAAGAACGGGTTGGCTGCAAAGTGGACTCCTCGTAAGGGTCAAGTTGCCGCTGAAGTACGAGCATTCTTCGGAATGTCTCCGAAGCAATACCGTAAGAGCCTAGTTGGTATGACCACAGTTGTAGAAACACAAATGTGTGCAGGCGATTGGGACAACATCAACTTCAGTCACGTGCCAAGTGTTGCTTCACGCAACTACAAGAAGGCATTTGGTCGTCACACACCGGCATTCGCTGAATATGTGGCTAAGTTGGTTGCAGGTGACAAGACTGTGAAGGTTAATGCCAACGCAATCTTTCCACATGATGTGCTTAAGGGACTTGTTAGTGCATATGGTCGTAAGACTTTGTCTAAGACAGAGCTGGATCACATTACTGCTCAATGGAATGCTTTGCCAAACTACGTTGGAGATGCCAACATCATGCCAATCGTAGACGTATCGGGTTCTATGTCTTGCCCAGCAGGAAAGAACACCAACGTAACTTGCATGGACGTTTCAATCAGCTTGGGCTTGTACCTAGCAGATAAGAACAAGGGCGTGTTCAAGGACACATTCTTGACTTTCTCAGACAAGCCACAACTGGTTACTCTAAAGGGTAACATTGTTGAAAAGGTTGATCAAATGAGCAAGAGCAACTGGGACATGAGCACTAATCTGCATGCCGCTATGGATAAGATCCTGTCGGTTGCAGTTAAGGGTTCAGTACCAGCAAGTGACATGCCTGGCATGTTGCTGATCTTGAGTGACATGCAGTTTAACCAATGCGCTCGTTACGACGACAGCGCAATGCAAATGATAGAACGCAAGTTCGCAGACGCAGGTTACTCTGTGCCACAGATTGTTTTCTGGAACCTAAACAGTTCAGACAACGTACCTGTAGCGTCAGACAAGAGTGGTGCCGCATTGGTAAGTGGATTCAGCCCATCAATCATGACCAGCTTGCTGGCCGCTGATTTGGATCAGTTCACTCCAGAAGGAATCATGCTTAAGACTGTGATGAGTGATCGTTACGCTCTGTAAACACTGCTGGCCCACCTTAGCCTAGGCTGAGAATCCAGCATCCGCGATACACGAAATGTGGGATGGGCTGTGTATCCGGGGTTTTGGGGAGAGTTCCCGACACAACAATCTCTCCCCACTTTCTGGCTATCGTATAATGGATAATACAGGGGATTTCTACTCCCTAAATGTGGGTTCGATTCCTGCTAGCCGGGCCATATTCATAGATAAGTACTAGATGATTAATAAAGATGCTTTTAGTAGCGGACAAATCGGTAGTAAACTTTGGCTTTGTGAAGAACTAGAACGACTAGGGTGGACCAGTAACTTAACCTACATCTATGCTGGGTGGTATGGTATTACTGCTTTCTTGTTGCTAAGTCGAGGTAAGTTTCAAGTTAGTAAGATCAGAAGTTTGGATATAGATCCCACTTGTCAGCCTGTTGCTGATATGATTAACGAAAACTGGCTTATTAAAGAATGGCAATTTAAAGCCTTTACACAAGACTGTAATAATTATCAAGGACAATTTGGTGACTTGATTATTAACACCAGCACTGAGCATTTTGACAGCATGGAATGGTTTGATCGTATCCCTAAAGGCACTAGAGTAATATTGCAAGGCAATAACATGCCGCATGATGATCATCATGTTCATTCAAAAGACTTGCAAAGTTTTGTAGATTTGTATAAATTAACAAGTGTTGAGTATAAAGGCAGTTTAGATTTTAATTACCCCGAATGGAGTTTTACTCGATTTATGGTAATTGGTATTAAGTAAAATTATTAGTAGAGGGCACAAGGCATATAAGCATTCTGTAAAGACAAGTATTTGTAACTCGGAAAGTTGCGGAGAAAGGACAGTTATAAACTGTATGTGAGCTGGCATTTAGGGAATCAGGACTTACAGTCTGGGAGATTCTTAGCGCAGTAAATTTGCCCCATGTTTGCTAGACAAATAGAGCGCGACTGTAGGCCGCGGGTAGCCATGTTTTCCTTGACAGGGACCAAAACTCTTAGTGCCCTCTACTAATAAAAGGTAAATTATGGCAATTGAACAATTATTTTTTACACCCGTATATCATGCACAGGTTGAAGATCCTGTGTTTAGCGAAGTACAGGCGGCCCTAGCAGTTATGGTAGAAAGAATGGAAAATATTGGTATGTTTGAAAGGCATAAACGTGCTGAGCCAAACACACATCTAATAACAGATGCACAGTTTACTTCCAATCTGTTAGATGATCCGATACTCAAAGTGGTCAACGATGAAATACATCGTCATATAAGAAATTATATGATAGAAATCGAAGCACCAAAAATCAAAGTGCATAATTTTAAAATTTTGCAATCTTGGTTGACTAAGACCAGCAATGGGCAGTATGCTCCTCCCCATACACATGGATCAACTGATCTAACCGGGGTGTATTATTTTAAATCAAATCAAGTAGATGGCAACATATATTTGAACAGTCCAAATCCGTTGATTGAAAGTAGCCATTGTTTTGAACATATTCCTAGTCGCACATCCTACGAGCCTGTAGTTGGTAGGATTGTCTTACTACCAGGCTGGATTGAACACGGAACTACTACTAATACTACCGACCACGACAGAATTAGCCTAAGTTTTAATGTAGTGTTTGATAGAGGAACATTTAAGGATTAATGCGGGTGTAGCTCAGCTGGTAGAGCGCCACGTTGCCAACGTGATTGTCGTCGGTTCGACTCCGATCACCCGCTCCATATTATGAAAACATATAAATTTTTATCTATTGAAAATCATGAGCTTATTTCTAAAAAGCTCTACGAGTATGTAATTAACAAGACGGATATCCTGGAAAAGAAATGGGACTGGAATACACTTGATCGTGATGCAGTTTTGCAATTTGTTCCAGAACTAGCAGTGGCCTGTTCAAAGATTATTGATCATCCAATTACAATGATTTCTATAGTGCATAGGCCTGCTGGCGCCAGCGGTGGCGCACATGTCGATGTGGGTAATTATGATTATCGTGTATTATGGCCTGTGGCAAATTGTCAAGGATCTTTTACAAAATTCTTTGACTTGAATGGGAATAACTTAATTGAAACAAAGGGCGCCGAAGGTGACACTTTTTTAACTATCGAAAAAAAGAATCCGTTGATAGAGATAGATGCTGTTGAACTTGTTGCTCCTGTGGTGTTTTGTACTAGAACTCCGCATGGTGTATTTACAAATCCTTCATGCACTGAGTCAAGATTAACAGCAACTATTGGATTTGGAAAATTTCCTCTAGAACAATTTTTTAACGGTCTTTGGTGAAATGGATATCATCTTTGTCTTCGAAACAAAAGTCGTGGGTTCGACTCCTGCAAGGCCGGCCAGGTAATATATGGATAGAATAGTTAATATTGCAAACGACGGACTGTTAATCAAAGACATGTCTGATCTGTTAGATTTTGATAAAATAAATCTTGAATTTAATAAAACAGAATTCATGACAAATGGTAGACTCACTACTAACAATATCAGTAAAGAATTTGCATTTTTTAATGCAGAGTCTCTTAAACAAGAACAAGATGCTATTGTCAACGAGTGTGAGAACTATTTAAAGTATGCACAAAACACAACAGAGTTTAGTCACTTGCGAATGACTTCTAGTTGGGCAAACATAACTAGATCTAATACTGATAGACAAGATCCGCACAATCATCCTTTTAGTGTAGTTAGTGGTGTAATCTTATTAGACGACCATCCTGCTAATCTAAATCTTTTTATAGAAACTACAAATAGAGTTATACCTTTTCATTTGTTTGATAAAGAACAATACCTATCTTTAGGAACCATTGCAGGACGATTTGGTGAGGTTAAAAATAGTTTAAAAAATCATATGGTCTTATTCTTATCCACTGTCAATCACTATGTAGTACATGACAAGCCTACTACTAAAAGACGTAGCCTAGCATTCAACACATTTTGGTCCGGTAAGACTGGCCCAAATGATCCTATGGTTTCGATAGATTTCAGTTGACTATACGAACGGTATGTTGTATAATAGATACATACTAAGCAATTAGTAAAAACGTTCTTTAAAATTTAAAAAGTATTTTGCCCCGATGGTGGAATTGGTAGACACGCTGGTCTTAGAAGCCAGTGCGCAAGCGTCCGAGTTCGAGTCTCGGTTGGGGCACCATATATAAACGTACTAGAATCTGTTAAAAGATCAGGTTTGGTATCCCGTAGAGCTCTTTGACATAGTCATAACTCTTTATACACCTTAGTATGTTTATATATGGAAATGTGGCAGAGTCCGGTTTATTGCAACAGTCTTGAAAACTGTCGTGTCGAAAGGCACCGTGAGTTCGAATCTCACCGTTTCCGCCAAATTATACTTTCTGAGTAGCTACAATGGAACACCGAAATACTTGTCAATGTCGACCATGTACAAGGACCGGCCATGAAGAGTAGGGCTACCGTGGATTCAAGCGCCACAGAGAGTACCTTTTATGTATCCCTAGTGTAATGGCAGCATCGCAGTCTCCAAAACTGTTGGTCGGGGTTCGAGTCCCTGGGGGTACGCCAGCTAATGCGACTGTGGTGAAATAGGTAGACACAAGAGACTTAAAATCTCTCGCTTTCGGGTGTGCCGGTTCGATTCCGGCCAGTCGCACCAAATTAGACTAGATATTGTTTAAATATCTCTTTAGCTTCTAGCATTGTAGGACGACGTCCAAGATTAGGATCTCTAAATACAATACTAACACACCAACGTTCTTGATTGCCGTTCCTAATGTTATGTGGCACACCTACTTGTACAATAGCAGGTCCTCTAACATTTTCACTATAGGCTACAGTAACATCTTCTGGCAGGTATAGGATTGAATAAGAATTAATCGGAGTTTCATTTTTTGGCTTAGATGCAATTTTATTATAGTGAGACTCGTTGATAGTATACCAATGCATTTCACTATCTTCGCCGCCTAAGATCCAATTCATCTTAGAATAGTCACCTACTTCTTTGTCATCGCTATGGATGCCGCTGAGTGTATTTGGGTATCTATAAAAGATCTCACATAACCGTATTTCTTGTCCGTGATCTAAGAAGAATTGTTTTAGTTGGTTACTTAGATCAGTTTCCCAGTTTAGTTTAAAATGGCAAGCTAATCGAGGATTAGTTTTAACATTGTCTGCCCACGCTGATTGGCTTTTCAAAAATTGTGCAGGTACTAGGCTAGTGTTAAACAAAGGTAAATCAAAGTTAAGGGGTATAGAGTAGGTATTCATGTAAATATTTATCAGACAGTATTATAGAAGTGTAAAAAATATGGAGCATTGGCCGACCGGTTAAGGCAACAGATTGCTAATCTGTCATTCAGCAATGGGTGAGTAGGTTCGATTCCTACATGCTCCGCCAAAATTTAAAAGGTAAAATATGTTAAAACCAGGTAAGACGTTTAAGCTAAGTAAGCCCACAAAAACTATGCTTGCATCTATTACAGATCCGCAAAAGCGTAACGAGTGGAAACGTGCAATGATTGATGCACAGCTATGCAGTGAAATTGTAGTTAAATCAGCACCGCGTGACAAGAACGCACCACGTGGACGTACTGGTTATCAAACTAACGATACTGGCACTGCTAGTACTAGTGTAGGAGAATAATATGTCGGCTAATCCTGCGTTAACAAAGACCGGCAAAGTAAAACTGCGCCCGTTGAATTTAGCTCAATTAAAAGAACTACTAGAAAAATCAAGCAAGCCAAAAGACAAGGCAAAAATACAAAATCGTATTAAAATACTTGAAAAGAAGTTACATGTAGGTAAAATTAGAGTAGTCGAAACTTTTAATTAAAGATCTAATGCCCCTTTAGCTCATCTGGTAGAGCAACTGATTTGTAATCAGTAGGTGGTCTGTTCGAGTCGGACAAGGGGCACCAAATAAAAAGCGGATATTTATGGATGTTGTATTATGGAACTCGGGAGCTAAGACCAATGACTTTACAGCATATAGGTCGTTAGGATCCTACAAAATTGCACATACTGTACGCCAGGCTGGATATAGTGCTCAGGTTATAGATCATGTTAATCTAATGTCTAGGGAAGATCTATTCCGATGCACTATGAAATTTATAGATGCCGATACAAAGATTTTAGGCATTAGTACTACATTTTTAATTGAAGATCATGTACTGCCACTTAATCTTATCAGTATAATAAACAGTCTTAATACCTTATATCCAAAATTAGAAATTGTGCTAGGCGGATACAGTGTAATGAGCTCAAAGGTATTTGTACGATATATCTCACAACCAAATATAACTATTATTCCAGGATACGGAGAGGACATCTTTTTAGATTTATTAAATTGGAAATTTGGAAGATGCACTAAGCCGTTCATTGATCTTACTGACAAACATCGAAGAATTAACGAATATAAAACTGCAATTAATACAGTATACAATATTGAGTGTGATAATTTTAAATTTACAGATCAAGATTGCATACTGGCAAACGAAACTTTGCCTATTGAGATCAGCAGAGGATGCATTTTTAAATGCAAATTTTGCAACCATTTAAATTTAGGTAGAAAAAAGTTAGACTATCTTAGAGATTTTGAATTAGTAAAAGAAGAAATGTTGCATAACTATGCCAAGTGGGGAACTACTAACTATTACATAATTTGCGATACATTTAATGATACCGAATATAAAATGAAAGCATGGTATGACATGATCAATAGCTTGCCTTTCAAAATTAAGTATACAGCATATCTAAGAGCTGACTTATTAGACAAGTTTCCAGATGTACCCTATATGTTAAAAGATAGCGGACTGTTTACAGGGTTCCACGGTATCGAAAGTCTAGGACGAGAAGCGTCAAGTATTATTGGCAAAGGCTGGGCTGGAAAAAGCGCAAGAGAATACATACCAAAATTATATCATGATATTTGGAAAGACGAAGTACATCAAACATTAAGTTTTATTGTGGGATTACCAGGCGATACTAAGGAATCAATTTTAGATACCATGTCATGGTTTAAAGACAACGATCTTTATCATCAAGCAATTCACATGTTGGGAATTTATAAAGCGGCTCTTAATAGGCATCCTAGTGAGTTCGATCTAAATACTGAAAAATATGGTTATAGTTTTCCAAGTGAAGAAGATCCGACCTATTGGGAAACTAGTTACTGGAATAGTAATCAAGTTGCTGAATTTATTAAAAATGATATAAACCCAACGTGGAAGGAAATATCCGCTCCTCATGGTAGCTGGCAAATTATGATGATGCTACAATATGGAATTGATCCTAGTTTGTTTAAAAAAGAAATTAGTAAACAGATTGATATCGAGTTGTTAAAAATAAAACGTAAAGACCTGATGCAAAATTATATAAGTAAACTACTAGCATTATAGACCCCCGCTTACTCTTTAGCGTATATAAAGAGCGTCATTGCTTACACGTTAATAGCACGGTGCATTGGATCTTACCGCAAGGCCTTTTCGGCGACTTGAGAAATCACAAAGGCAGGAACGCAAACCCGTCTAGATAGAAAAATACGTGGACAGAGTAACAGCTCAGTCTAGGGCTCCTGTGGTGAGAGTAGCTAGACACTTTTATCAAATACATTTAGCCTGAACATAGTTCGGGTTGCAAGGACTTCACACCATCCTCCGACGAGAAAGTGATAAGTGTGTTTGATTAAAGTGTGCGGGATTAGTTTAATGGTAAAACAGCAGATTTCCAATCTTCGGTCGGGGGTTCGATTCCCCCATCCCGCTCCACAGAATTTTCGGAGTGTAGCACAGCCTGGTAGTGCGCCTGGTTTGGGACCAGGAGGTCCAAGGTTCGAATCCTTGTACTCCGACCAATTTAGAGAAGACCAATGAAAATTATTGACAACGCATTATCCCCTTTAGTTTTTCAAAAATTACAAAAAGAAGTAATGGGTTGGACTTTTCCTTGGTTTTGGGGTAGGGTAGTCGCTGAGGATACTAGCATACATCCATCATTATACGGATGGAGCCATACGTTGTTTGATGAAGGTAGACCAGTTGGCAGATTATGGGAGCCATTAGAACTAGGTATACTAAATGCCCTAGACACAACCGGCCACAATATAAAAACAATTCACCGGGTGCGTCTGGTGCTGAACACTGCATCCGATCAAGCAAGATTAAACGGTGAGCATGTAGATTTTGATTTCCCGCATAACACGGCATTGCTTTATCTAAATGACTCTGACGGCGATACTGTTATTTACAATGAACAATTTGATTCATCGGCTAATCTAAACGCAATAGCATATCGTAAGAAATTTTTAGCAGATACATTAACTCCGCTAATTACTATACAACCTGAAGAAAACAAACTAGTATGGTTTAACGGATTGCATTATCACACAGGCACTTTGCCAACAACAACTGCTAGACGTGTGGTAATGAATATCAATTACTCAACATAAAGGAAAAACATGAGAGCAAGTCACATTTTGGTAGATACTATTGCACAAGCAGAAACAATTTTGGCAGAAGCTAATGCATTGAATTTTGGACAGTTGGCACAACAACACAGCAAGTGCCCAAGTAAAGCCTCAGGCGGTGACCTGGGTGTATTTAATCCTGGACAGATGGTCAAGCCGTTCGAAGATGCTACTTTGGCAACTCCTGTCGGATCTATAAGTCAGCCGGTACAAACACAGTTTGGTTATCATTTGATTCACCGTACTGGTTAATATAATGAATGTCATTGTAGATCAAAACGATCTTTGCCGCAAGTATGATTATAGTAGCTTGATTACAGCTACTGAAAACGAAACTGCTATAAGCACTATAGAGAGTATAATCGAAGCCGGCCATTACTTTAAGAATAGTCCGCCCTATCAGACAAATCAAAATTTGTTTCAAAGGGAGGAACCTATTTGGTTAAAGTTACGTATGACATTTTTAGCCAGTGTGTTTATGTACTTGGGTAAAGAGCATAGAGTTAGCAATATGATGGCTTGGTCATTTAGAACTAATCAGACAACACAAACAGATCGAGCTAATCAATGGCATCATCACGAGAAACATCATTGGTCTAGTATTAGTGGTATTATGTATTTGCATATACCCGATGATGTTAAAGATTGGGATACTTGCGGAACTGAGATGGCACCAAATGGTCCCGAAGGTCCCGGTAAGTTTTTTGTTCGCCCAAGTTACTTTACTTGGCTGATATATCCTAGTAAACTATGGCATAGACCGGGAATTCCGCAGAGTGACAAGAATCGATTTATATTAGCCGCAGACGTAGAATATCAATAATGACAACATTTACAACTGAAGACCGCATGCAGGCAGAACACAAGCCGATCATTTATCTAGATATGGATGATGTAGTGGCAGACTGGATACCGGAGGCTAAGGCTATAGTAAACAGAGACTGGACCTATGGCAGTGACCGTGTTAGTGATGAGGATTGGAACAAGGTCAAGGCCAAACAACGATTCTATCGTGATTTGCCATTAAAGGCGGGTGCTACTGAATTAGTTGAATACTGTCGTAGTGCATTGTCTAACGGTCTAGCCAGTGATCTACGTTTCTTAACAGCACTGCCTCGTGGCAACGATGTGCCGTATGCCGTGTACGATAAAGTACGTTGGGCAGACAAGTATTTTCCGGGTATCCCTATGCTGATAGGCCCTTACAGTCAGGACAAGTGGCAACATTGCACCCCCGGTGATATCTTAATCGATGATCGTGTCAGCAACTGTGAAGAATGGGCTCGAGCAGGCGGACAATCACATATCTACCGCACCTGGGAGGCTTGCCAGCCTTGGTTAGAAAATGTCTTGACAACTAGGTAACTTTGTTATATAATGTAATTTTAATAGGGTAGATATGATAAAACTAAATGCACCTCGTAAACCACTTGACCTTAGTCGTGGCCCATCAATTGATACTGAAAAATGTATTGCACAAGTAGGTGGTAATAGGTTTAATCTAGTATTGATTGCCGCTACACGAGCACGTGAAATTAAACGTGGACACAGCACCAGCGAACAGCGAGAACACGTACACAGCAATATCACTGCTCTGCAAGAAATCCAAGAAGGCAAGATTGGAATAGAATATCTCAAGAAGATGAAGTTTAATGAACCGCGCAACATGGTAGATCGCGGCGCAAAATTCAAATAGGAAGTTAGCTCAGTTGGTAGAGCGTCTGCCTTACACGCAGAATGTCGTCGGTTCGACCCCGGCACTTCCTACCATTAATAGGTGTAGTATATGCATATAGTCATTGTCGGTGGTGGTACAGCAGGATGGTTGGCAGCTTCATTGCTGATCAATAAACATCCCGGAACTCATAATGTTACCATTTTAGAATCCAGTAAATTTGGTATCATTGGTGTAGGCGAAGCTACTACAGGATTCTTTACTGACATTATTGTGCATGAACTAAGTAAAGACTTCGGAGCCAATCACGATGAGTTCATGCTTGAAACAGGCTCCACTCTTAAATTTGGTATTAAACATAAAGGTTGGACTCCTAACCTAGACGAACATTATATTGGTCCGATTGACGGTAGCTTTACCAGCCATGAATCTCCTGATATAATGTTTGCCTATGCACTCACACAACTACCTAAAGAAAAACTAACATCAATAACATACACCGGATCTATCATAGATGCAGGAACTTGTAATTGGGCTCGAGGTAAAAGATTCACAAAACATACTCATGCACTACAAGTAAATGGCCAACTGGTAGGTCAATACTTTAAAAAACTTTGTTTAAAGAAACCAAACGTTACACACGTTGATAGTGAAATAACAGAAATTAATCTAAATGAACAAGGATTGATTAGTTCATTAAGTTTATCAAATGGCACTACACTAGCCGCAGACTTTTTTATTGATTGCTCGGGATTCAGTCGTGTGCTGATGAATAAGGTTGGGGGCAAGTGGACCAGTTACAAAAAACACTTGCCAGTCAATACAGGTATGCCATTCTTACAAAAATACAAGCCGGGCGAAAAACCTGTGCCCTATTCGCTAGCGTGGGCTCAAAAGAATGGCTGGCTTTGGCAAACTACTCTAATGGATCGCACAGGTAACGGATACATCTTTGATGACAACTTTACTACTGTAGATAAGGCACAGGAAGAAATTGAAACCTTACTAGGGCATCCAATTGAGCCTATCAAAATTTTAAAATTTGAATCAGGCAGGCAGGAAAATGCTTGGGTTAAAAATTGCGTATGCGTTGGGTTGAGCTATGCATTTTTAGAACCGCTAGAAGCTACTAGTATCCACACAAGTATTTTACAAATCAAAGCATTTGTAAATGAGTATCTAAGACCTACTCTAGACGAAACAATGAACCAAGGCTCAATGAATCTATATAATAGTCGCATGGCTATGATGTATGATACCTTGAAAGACTTCTTGGTCATGCACTATATGGGCGGACGTACTGACAGTGAGTTTTGGAGATATATCGCAACTGGTGCAACTAAAACTGATTTTGTCACTGACATACTAGAAACTGCCAAAGTACGATTGCCCAGTACAAATGACTTTACAAAGTTTTGGGGTAATGCTGGCTGGCCGCTTTGGAGTTACATCATGGCCGGAGTTGGAGTTTTGAATAAGCAAGCGGCTTTGAATGAATTTAAAACTCCTGAAGAATTTCTTATTACTAGAGACACCTACAATAAATTTAGATTCCAACTAGAATCTCAATTCAAAGATCAATACTCATACGATGATTTTATTGAGCATTTACGTGAACAGCGTAAACTTAAAGGATTTAGTGATTGACAGCTCTGTTAATACCTGCTATAATACATACATAGCAACAAACAGAGAGCGATATGGAATTTTATATTGAAGCTGGCTCTAGCACCAAAAGATACATTGAAGCACTGTTACCCTCAATGTTAGCTCAATTAAAGTTAACCAAAAGTAAGAAACTCTTACATATCAAGATTGACAAAGAGCTAGAAGAAAATGGAACTACAGTTCCGTTGTTAGGTATTGACACTATTCTTGTCGTGCTTAAACCCACTCGCAATCGAGTAGATTTTGGTGTAACACTTGCGCACGAATTGACACACGTAGCACAGTTTGCCAAAGGCATTCTAAAGCCTTCACCCAAGGGACTTAAATGGAAGGGTAAATTCTACGGAAGAAGTGTTGCGTATTTGCAACAACCTTGGGAAATAGATGCATTCAGTAAACAAGAATTGATATTTCGTAGAGCAATTGATTGACGTGTCTGCCAACAGGCAGTATAATTAACACATACAGAAACACACAGGAGCGAAAAATGGCATTTAAAATTTTAGGAAGAACAGCAGACTTGTATCAAGGCTATGGCCCTTTGCCTAAACTTGAAGGTCCATTTTTGGTTGCAGGACGTATTCTGTATTACGATCCAAAAGAAGGCAAGTACTGGGATCCAAAAACAGATTTCTACGTGCCACATGATGACTATTTTCGGTTAGTAGGTTTGATGTAAGGAGTGGGAAATGAAAGAAGTAAGAAAAATTTCAGAAGGTGAATTAGTGTGCTTTACGCACACACACCGCCGTATTGGTAGAAAGCCTCGTGGCTATAAACCCCATACCGAAAAAATAGTCGGTACTGTTGTTAAAGTTAATCGTACCAACATGGTTGTATTAGAAAACTTGTTCAGTGACGAAGAAGAAATTGTGGGCCCAAGTTTATTTTTTACTCGTTGGACTGTTTGGAAAAACAAAGTTCGTAGGTATAATATAGATGTATAGAGTAATAGGAAAAGAAGAAACATTCAAAGTACTTACACTAGCCGAGGCAATGAACGTTGCTAAGAGTATGGACGAGTTTGTAACCATCAAAGGTCCAGACTTTGAAATTGTAGGTATGTTTGGTGTAGACACGATTAAGGATGGCAAGTGCCCGGATGGCATTGCCTATGATTGGAACAAATCGAGCCGGATTGGTCGAGTAAAGAAAGAACGTGTATGAAGATTAAATTTGATAAAGATACAATGCCTGACGAATTGTACAATTCGCTATTACAGCATTTTGTAAACGAAGCAGTTGGACTGGGTGTAGAAGTCGACAAGTTTACCCAGTTTAATAACTGGGTCGTTGAATGTACTGTAGACGCAAAAGAAGCGGTGCATTAATGCCTAGGTGTTACCAACTAATTGGAGTGCCAGGCGCTGGAAAAAGTACTTGGATCAAAGATCAAATTTGGGCTTTGGGTTTGACCGTAGTTAGCACAGATTCGTTTGTAGAAGACTATGCAAGAGAGCAGGGTAAAACTTATTCTGAAGTATTTACAGACTACATGCCCCGAGCAGTTGAGCTTATGGCTGAACAAGTTGTATTTGCACGTGAGCACGACCATACTATAATTTGGGATCAAACTAGTACTACTATTGCTAGTCGTGCTAAGAAGTTTCGAATGTTGCCTGACTATGAACATATTGCGGTAGTATTTCCTACACCTGAGCATACAGAACTTGTTCGTAGACTGGCAAGTCGTTGGGAGTCTGGAAAAATTGTACCAGAACATGTTGTTGCTAGTATGATTGCCAGTTGGGAAGATCCAACCGAAGAAGAAGGTTTTAAAGAAATTTGGAGAACATGATGCCATGGATTGAAAATGTAGCTGCCTCTGATATCCCAATTGGGTTCCATCATGCGGCTGGCCCTAATAGTATGCTGATCAGTATTACCGACCCTGCCTCATGGCGCCCTGAAGCCAAGCACCAATTCAAAGAGCGTCATAACTTTGAGTTCTTGGACATCGAAGAAAAAGACTTTGCCTTGGACGAAGCCATGCGTTGTAGTCCGGAGCAGGCCGCTGAGCTTGTTCGCTTGCTACAACATGCATTGGCTAATCGCATGAATGTGGTTGTTCATTGCTTTGCTGGCATTTGTCGCTCGGGTGCAGTGTGTGAACTTGGAGTCATGATGGGATTTGACGATGTGGGCAAATGGCGCAGTCCTAATCTGCTGGTCAAACACAGAATGATGAAAGTGCTGGGGTGGACATACGATGAGCAGGAAGAAATCAAGCATCGTCCGTATCTGTACCAACAAGGCGGAAACACACGAACTGATGGTGATATTTGACTGGTTGACCGATTGTTGAATAAGTAGTATAATAACTTATTAAACAAGAAAGGTACTCAATGGCTGGCAAAGCAAAATCGGTTTACTTAACAGTAACCAAAAAAGGCGAGATGAAGACAGAGTTTCATAAAATGTTTTTTGATGCTAAAGCATTTAATGAATATGTAAAGAGCGATGAATTTAAGGCCAAGTGGCCTGCCACAGAGTACAACATTATTAAAGAAACTTATTAAAGAAAGGAGGCGAATATGCCAAGTGTATTCTTAGTAAGCGATACACACTTTGGACACATGGGTGTATGCCGCTTCACACGTAACGATGGTGTTACAAAACTTCGTCCATGGGACTCAGCTGAGGAAATGGACGAGGCAATGGTTAAGGCGTGGAACGAACGGGTAAAGCCCACTGACAAGGTCTATCATTTGGGCGATGTTGTCATCAATCGTAAAGCGTTAAGTATCATGCGCAGGCTTAACGGGGACAAAGTTTTAATTCGTGGTAACCACGATATCTTTAAAGATGAGGACTATCGTGCTCACTTTAGAGAACTTAGAGCTTATCACGTTATGAACGGTATGATCCTTAGCCATATTCCAGTCCATGCAGAAAGTCTTGGACGTTTTGGTGTTAACATTCACGGACACACTCATGCAAATCGTGTACGTAAGGCTCGTGGAGTAGATGCTAAAACTGGCGAAGTTTTATACAGCGATGAGATCGATCCACGCTATCATTGCGTTTGTGTGGAACAAACTCCGGACTTTGCTCCAATTTTATTTGAAGATGTGTTAAAGCGCATTGAGGAAGAGGGCGGAGCAGTTGGATTTAGGAACGGCAACGGGCCTACTATGTAATAGTAGATTAGAATAGGACCTTCGGGTCCTATTTTTTTGATTGACAGTTTCTAAAATCCTTGCTATAATATACACATACACACAGAAAGGATCTAACTATGTTTAAAGTAAAAATATTATTTTTTACATTACTACTAGTTTCGTCAACCGCTTTTGGTTTTGAAATTTATGCACTAGGCACAAGTAACACCAATTGTAAAATGGGCGAGCAAGAATTTACTGGCAGACTTAATAAATTGTTGCGTCAGAACAATATTGATGCAACTGTTATTAACGGTGGCATAAATGGCGATAAGCCTGTATGGATGCTGAATCGATTAAAAAGAAATATCAATAAAGAAACAAAGATAGTAATTGTTGAGCCAGGCCCAAATGAAGCGAATAAAACATTTAGTGTAGATGCAAGTTTAGAAATACTTGCTTATTTGCAATCAATTAATATGCCGACTATATATGTTTCAAACTATTCGATTCAAACTCCCGAAGAAGCTGAGCCATTTGCAACCCATTATGGCGCACATTATTACGGCAACTGGTCTAAGGGCGTACCCGTTAACGCACAATATAGAACATATGATCAGCCAGGAACCAAATATCCTGCCGGACACATGACTGCTGATGGTTGCGGATTATGGGCTGAACAAATGTTTCCAGTATTACAGGCAATTATTAGTACTTACAATTTAAGATAATCCTATATCGAGATGTTTTTTTGTCCTGTGCTTCTAGAACAATAAATAATTCATGATAAGAGATCCTTCCCTACTTCGTGTATTTCCAAAAGAACTAGAACCTTTTAAAAGTTTAATTTACTGTCCTTTAGATCTCCCCGATCCTCCTGCGATAGACGAAGAAAAAATGTTTGAATACATTACTATGCGCACCGAGAGAGATAAAGGAACATTAGCTGGGAGCGTATCGGGTGCGGTTGGGCCTATCCCACTTGATAGCCCGTGGCTCAAGTATACCGCCAGCTGGTCAAAAGAGAAAGACACATATCCTTGGAGATTGATCCATGTGATGCGTAGTGACTTCAAGCAAGATGGTTGGGAATATTGGGCAGAGTTTGTTGAATGGTTTCCTGAACTAGGCAACTATATTAAGCAATTACCTATTAAAAACTTTTATACTATTAGTTTTTTAAATCAAAAAGCAAATACAGATGTTGGCCTGCATACTGATCCGGATATTTGGTTTGGATTAAGATTCTATCTTGTCAATCGTAGCGATGCAAAAATATTCTTTCAAAAAGCAAAGGCACCTACTGAAGGGCGATTATTGAATATTATCAGCGGCCCTAATGGTTACAAACAACTACCGTGGAACACTATAGTAGATGATGAACGTATTTACGGAACTTATCCTAAGCCGTGCTTTCCATTCCACTTAACTACTACGCATGCCGCGCATGGTGTGGAAACAGTTCCGGACAGTAATGATACTAGAATTACTGCTTTTATTATCTGTCAAACAGATCCAGTAAAATATGCAGAATTGCTTACAAGAAGTTTAGAGAAATATAAAGACCACGCTATTTGGTGGTAATAAGTGATACTGGATCTTCGTTGAACGCTATAGTAACTGAGATCCTGGGAAAATTGTTGTGTTCTATTGTTACTTGATGCGGCTCTTTAGGTTTAAACACAACAGGGCCAATTAGTTCAAATTTATCAACTTCGGTGAACGGGCCTTCAATGTGTATGTAGGACACGCCATTTGGTTGATATTTCCTAACAGAAGATGTAGGTGGTGTAAAAAATCGTGTCCAAGTATTGGCACAGTTGCGCACAGGCAAGTTAATTCTAGCATTACATATAGTATCGTCTACATGTATCTCACACGAGGTAGTCCACATGATAAAAAAACTAATCCTAGCTATGGTTAAATCAAGCGGCCTAAATAGATCTTGCAGTTCGGGAATAGTAGTTAATACTTCTTGTGTATTAGAGTTTACCCACGGACTATTCCGACCAGCGATTAATTCTGGGTGTTGATCAACATAGCTATTTAATTTATTAGAAACTACTTGCCAGTCATCTAAAGCTAATAATTTATAGTACATCTTTTTCAAACTTTTGCAACCATTTTAGATTGTTAAAATTGAATGTCGGCAATCCCATCACGATTAGTACTAGTCTAGGGCCAGTATGGGGCAACACTGGTACTCGATGTGGGAAGTTTGTACCGTTAAGAAAAAATACAGTATTTGGTTTCGATGGCACTAAATCAGTAACATCTCCCTCGACCATATCATCTTCTATCTTATTCTTTGTTCTTCCGTGTTTTACAAATTCTTCTTTCAATTGAGATAATTGTACAAAGGTCTTATCAGTATCTAGATTAAAACAGATCCTAAATCCAATACCAGCAACGTTATCAAAATGATAGTTAAAATCATAATCAACATAATTTTCTTGGTATATCATGATGATACTTCTGTGTTCAGTGTTTAGCGGTAATTGATCTAATAGAGGAAGGATTGGTTTAAATACCTCTAGCTGATTATATCTCCAATATGTTTTACTATCTCTTTCTAATATTCTACGATCCCAGGGATACGGGCGTTGGTTTCTTTCGACGTATATTTTTTCTTCAGCGGCCGCTACTGAATTATCGTGCATTTCTTTTGTTAAAAGAATAAAATTCTTTACAGCATCTATATCCATAGCTGGCACGGTCAAGTCAAGTTCACCTGCAATTATCATTATATATTCCCCCCTATAGGAATTTCAGTTCTATATTTTTGTTTAAGAAATGTGCAACGAATTATAGTGTCTGTTGGTAGTAGAATTCGGTTAAACAGCACATGCCAATGATTAGTATAAAGACATTTTGTCTTAGCAGGAACAATTATTTCATCAAAATAATCGTAACGTTCATCGGCCCATTCACTGAACGTGAATCGTCTTAGCAACTTGGCGTGTTTAGCATTCCACAATGTAAAGAATTTTAATCTGCCGCTCTCTTCATTGAACTTTATCATATGGTCTAGTAGATTTCTTGCCACTTGCCGGTCTCCGTTATTTCGGACCTGGGTACCATACCAACTAGGTTCGTCCGGACTTTGGTAACAGGCAATAGCACCGATAATATTACCTTCGTCGTCAAATGCACCAAATGCATGATAATTATTTAGATCAGTTAAGTAGGTAGTACAAAACCCTGCATGATATGCTACAGCAATAATCTTTTTTAAAAAGAAGTCAGATTTACTAGTGTCTGTACCCATATATTTTTTCGCTTGGAACAGCGGCAATAACCCGTCTGTATGTGACTTATCTAATTTTTTAATAATCATAAGTTAGCTCTAAGTTGTTTTATAACTTCATTGTAAGGAATACCATCCAAACTAGATTCTAATCGATGTATTTGATCTGCACCAATCGCTTTATAGCTTTCATAGTTAAATGCCATTAAACTTTCAAATCCGTGAGTTTTTCGTTTTGGTGTAGTATACGGACACAATTTATGCAGTATTTTATTTTTACTGGATACACTGGTTAATTTATAATTGAAACGATCGTCGATCATTTCTTTTATATCTTCGTGTTCTAGGTAGTATAACAGAAGTTCAGGGGTATATGCAAACCACTCGTTAACCAAGGGAATCTTAAATTTATTTGTAAATCGCATGGCACTAGCATCTTCATTTTCTCTAAATGTATAATACCAGTAACTGTCATTGTGTGTAACTTTTCTAGTTAGCAGTGTTTCTCCACCCATTACACTAGGTGCTCCCAGTTTAAAGATATTGTAATATACCATGTTGTATGTTATTTGATGGCAGTCTAATTGCTGGCCGAACTCAGTAGCTTGTCCAGAATAATAAAAGTCTTTGATATCAAAATCAATAGTTTCTAATTTAAAGTCTAGTTCTGTAGATAATCGTTCAGCTTCCGAAACATCACCGATGTTGTAGTCGTCTTTAAACTTTATCATAACACATCGGGGTTTGATTCCGATGCTTAAAAAATTATTAATTACGATTTCGCTATCAGTGCCACCGCTTAAAAAAACAACTAGATCTTTACCAAACTCCCGCCAAACAGTGTCAGCAGTTCTGCGTAGTTCGTTTTCGTAACTACTAGTTCTGTACTGGTCGGGATCAACTGCGCCTACCCGTACTTCAAATTTTTCTATAGGAGTTTCTCTAAACGAGTAAGGTCTGCCGCCTATAGTATAAACTAAATGATTATTGTGTGTGAAGTTTGTCATTGCGATCTTTATAGATTTTCTCTCTGCTTGCTTTAGTAGCAACTAAGGGCAACAGCAATAAAGACATGTCAAATTCTGTAGGATTACCACTCACTGCGGTTCCGAAATCATATGAACTAGCTCGCTGGTGATGGTTGTTATGCCAACCTTGACCCCAAGTGATCCATGCTAATAAAGGTACATTTCGGCTATTATCTTTAGTTTCGAAATTTCTGTAGCCGAAGCCGCCTGCTTCGTGGCAGAAAACATTTACATTACTTTCTTGATATAAACTTACAGCCGCTGGAATCATAAATCCAAACAGTAACAATTGCCAGCTGATCAGTCCAACTATGATGTAAGTGCCTAGTACAATGTAATTATAATTTTTAGCAATCCAGACATGTGTTTCATCTCTAAGTAAATCAATTGCATACTTGGCATTAAAATATTCATCCCAATCATGTAACCAAGCATGCCAAGCATACCATTTACCTTTGCTAGGACTATGTGCGTCCTTTTCTGTATCGCTATATCTGTGATGACTACCTCTGTGTATTGCGGCCCAGCCTAGTGGACTACCTTGCAAACTCAAACATGCTAGCCATAGTAACACAGGTTCGAGTCCAGGTCTAGCTTCAAATGATTTATGGCTAACGTATCTATGCAATATAATAGCAACTCCTACACCTTCTATCAAGATCCAGCCGACAATAAAATATAACACATTGATCCATTCAAATTCAAAAAATACGTGGAATAGGATTAGTCCTAACCAGGCAATTGCATGTACAGGATATAGTATGTAATATAAGAAGTTGTTTATTTTTGGCATTAGAGTCTCGCTATCGCTGAATTATTTATAGATTATTGTTACGGCCAGATAAATTTCATATAAGTACTACATGAAAACAATATTATACGATTATAGTAACGACGGTATTTTGTATGTTGGGGATAGCTTACCAGTAGCTAATCACCTAAAGAGGGGTTTGGTCGATGTTGAAATGAGAATTATGCTAACTTGGAGTACTGGTTACAAAAAAGTAACTAAAGATGATATTTTGAATAATAATCAGCATTTTCAATTGACTAGAGACAATGATGTTTTTGAGCTACCCGAATTGGCAAGAAACGAGATTTATTTAGAAAGAATTCGTCTAGTTAAACTTCGAGCCAATCTAATGGAGCGAATGATGTATTGGACCTGGGCTATTACCGGCAAATCAAGAATTTCTCCATGGGACGGTTTTGAGAATACTATAGAATACATAATTACTGAATCATCGCCAGACACTGAAGTATGGCATGATAGCTTATTAGAATACGCACATATTCACAGCGTCAGCCCGGCTGTGGCATATAGAGAATTAAAACTACAAATGGATACTTTAATAAATTTAAAAATGCGAAGCTTTGCTAATATGAATTTATTTTCTGAGAAAATTAATAAAGTTACTCGAGAAGATCAAGTTAAGCCGCTGATGGAAGAAATTATGAATAGATTCTGGAGGGATGCATGGATTTAAAACCAAACGCATACTTCTATAATGCCAATCGTTTTAAAAATATTCCCGGCAATGATATGGAACGCTGGACGAGCTTATTTCAAATGATAAACTTTAACATTAGTTTTATAGACAGAACCGGCAATATTAAAATGCCTATAAGAACAAGTATTCCGTCGCAATTGGAAATGCCTGTATACGATCCTAATTTTTCTATGACCTACGAGGAATGCTGTCAACAGCAAGCACACACTATTTTGCAAAAACAGCAGGAATTAGATGTACCTATTAGATTGCTGTATTCGGGCGGGATAGATTCTAGTCTCATCCTTGCGAGCTTTATTAAAGAGATCGGCCTAGCAGAATGCGAAAAACGCATACAACTAGTTATGAGTATGGATAGTATAGAAGAAAATCCATGGATGTGGGAAAAGATTATACGCAGAAGCAATTTTAAATTTCTAGCGGGAGAGAAACACTCTGGCGACTGGGGCACAGATCGTATACTAGTGGGGGGAGAGTTTAATGATCAGTTGATGGGTTCTGATATATATAGGGATCTTGTAAGATGGCGTTCCAATATTCTTGATCAACCTTGGACACAAACCTTAATGGTTGAGTATAATCTGCGACGAGGTCTCACACAGGCTAATGCTGAAATGTGGGCTGATATATTTTCTAATCACCTACGACAAGCGCCCTGTCCAGTTGATACTGTAGCAGATTGGTGGTGGTGGATAAATTTCAGTTGCAAATGGTCTAGTGTATATTTTAGAATTTTAATCTACGCAAGAGAATATACTAATATAGATCAATCTTATCTAGAAAATTACTACTGCCAATTTTACGGCTCGTCCGAATTTCAGAAGTGGAGTATGGTTGATCGCACACATAAACACAAAGGATCTTTTATAAACTATAAGTGGCATGCTCGAGATCTTGTTGCAGATTTCTTGCAAGGTGAGGAATATAAATCTAAAATCAAACGTGGAAGTTTATGGAAATTGCTTGGCTATAAGTTTGGAGCAGACATCGTTGATCAAGATTATAACTACCATATGGATATAACTTCTGCTGATTGGTACAATCCTAACAATACATTTAAGAAATACTAATAGTAGTTTGTAAAAACTTTCTTAATTTTGATTATACTTTATGAGTTCCGTTAAACATCGGGTGATCAAATTCCGCTGATGCTGTACTGCTAAAGATATGTACAGGTAATACTATTAGTTCAGAATCTGTTGTTTTAAAATGATGCGGAGTCATTTTTCCAAGTAGGATAACATCGCCATAGTTTAATGGATATTCTTCTTGCGAATCAGCAGTACCGACAACAGATATGCCCTGTCCTTTAAAAACATAAACTACTCGGGCTGTAGCATGAATATGATGTGCCTGTTCAGATGTATACGGTGGTATACACAGCATTTGAAATGTTGGATCTCCTGGACGTACAGGGGTGACCAATTGTTTTGTACTACAACCATTGATATAGGGTAGATCAGTACCTCGACCAAAACTACTAGTCCTTGTCTCAGGAGTATAACCATAAAGTTCTACACACATTTTATTCGAAGTCAACTCTAGCCCGTCGCCTGTTTTAGATATAGCAGTATTTCCATCAATATACCAATAGCTTGAGGTAGTGCTAGTATTAATTATATGCTGTCCAATATATACTTTATATTGGTACAAATCTGTAGTTGATGACTCAACTACTGCTGATGTTTTTGAATTAATAATTTTAAACATCAGTTTATATATCTCAAATGATAGTTATAATGTGTTCGGTAGTCATACCATTTGCATCGTTGTATAACGATCTAGCTGTTTTATATTCATTTTCGGCTGCAAGAAAATCATTAGCATATTGTTCATTTTCAAAAATGAAAATATTTTCCCAAGTAGTTGGATGTAATTCCTGACCGGAAACATGGATTAGTCCGGGATTCGTGTACCACCATGATCGAAGATCGGTCATTGTTTCAGGAAACGCCCGACTAAACCATGTGGCTTGTTGTGGGTTTGTTGTAGTTGATGTTAATTTGGCTAGCATTGTAAGCTCCTTTAAGATATTTATCTAACTAAGTTAGCTGGGTTTGAGACCCGTACATCATATATACTTGCTCATTCTATAAAACTTCGGCAGGAATCCAACACTTTCTGCACTGCGTAATCTATCTTGATTATCAATATGAATAAAACTAGATATTTCAACTGCTCCTAGTTTTTTAGATAGTTGTTCAAAATGCCCGTGCATGATTTTATAAAGGCCTCTGCGTCTGTAATCAATATCTACTGCGCTTAATTCTATCCAGGTACGCTTTTGCTTATCAATATATTCAAAGATTATATGTCCGACTACTTTATTTTCTATTTCAATATATATTGCCTGTTGCTGAGGACCTATCCCGATTGCAGAAGTTCCGAACCCATCTTCTAGCAACTTGGACTTGTATTTGTAATAAAAAGACATCACTTCTACAGGACATGCTGCCAAGTTATTGCAGTGTTTGACAGTTACCTTTGCGCCAGTTTTATCTTCATTTATGGCTATTAGCTTGATAGACTGATTCATATTTCTCCCAATTTTTAAAACCAATAGATCTTATTGGCCTTTTTAATTTCAAATTTAATTTATAATTCAAATAAGATACAAATGTGTTACAATTTTGATTAATAAGTCTAAACTTTTTAATAGGATACTCTTCACACGCCTGTTGTATTTTTAAAAACGTAGTTCTATTCGGAGCAGAGCTAGCAATCATAGGAGTTGACCCGAACCATTTAGCATCAGCTACTCTGTCACTGATCGTAGGAGCATGTTCTTGAAATGCTGTATCTGCCCAATTATATAGAATTGATGCATGCTGTACAGCAATTGTTTCCGGATCAGTTAGTTCAACTACTAATTGTGCATTGTGATAGTCAGACCAAAAAGTCAGCCATGAGTGTGTTCCGCCGAGCCATCCTTTTAAAGCCCAAGCCCTGCTATGGACATAATAAATTCGATCCTTGGCAAATGTTAGCCCCACAGGTGACTGATCTAATAGTCTCCAATCTTTAAAAAACATTGAATTTTTCCTCTCGCAGATATTTATAAGATAAATATACCATGCATAAAATTAACGGATTGCCCTATTTAGATCTTACTCCCTATGTAGATATTGAGGGGTTAAAAAATATAGAAAAAGATATAGCTCTAGGTTTAGTAAAATCTAAAATGGGATTCCACGATTCATCGGCAAACAGATATAACTGTTTAGATCAGTCTCGATCCTCGATGCTACACGAAACAACTGATGAAATGTTAATGGATCAAAACGGCCCATTTTATAATGAATTTCGAGAACTCAGGTTTAACAGAACAGATTGTGCCATGTTTGTTCGCTACATGAAAAAAGTTCAAACTTTAGGGCAATTAATATATCTCAGAAGTCTTAACAAACATTTAAGCATTGGGTTAAAATCTTTTACAAACGGCTGTAGTGATACAGTATTATATAAAAATTTTCCATCTTTAAAAGAATGGATCAACCAACTAAAAATATTTGACCAAATTGGAAGAATAATATTTTGGCTCAATACTCCGGGAGAGATGGGAAGTATACATAGAGATACCTATCAAGGATGGCCTGATAATTTTATCCATATTAATCTTGACCCAGAAAGAAAAACGGTATTCTTATTAGATGATGATAAGAACAAAATCAATATAACTTCGCCAGTATCTGTGTTTGATATTAGAAATTATCACGGATCCCAAGGACACGAATTCCACGGGTGGACTCTTAGAATTGACGGATTATATAATAAAGAATGGGCCCAGAAAGTGGGAATTTGGGAACATTTTAATTATGAGTCTGCTCCATCTTATAATAGTTTAAATGCTGCCGGTCATAAGCCGCTTGCCAGTTAATAACATCGATATCCCACTGGCCTGTTGGTCGAGGATCATGTTGCATATAGTTATAATAGTCTGTTCCTGCAACCATCACTGTACTTTCGGGGCTTATTTCTAATACAGGTTTACATTCAGTACTAGCAAATATCATACCCATTGCAATTCGAGGAGTAGTAGCATTATTTTTACCGCTGCCATGAATTGTATAAGGACTATGAATTAGTATATGCCCGGCGGGGACTGCTGTTTTGATTCTCGTTTTAGGAACATCAACATCTACAGTCTGCCCACGCATTAGTAAATTTGAATCTGTTTTAACATCCTTATGACGTTTTTGAAACACTCGATGGCTCCCTTGTACATATTCTAGGCTACCGTGCTCCGGAGTTACATCATCAAATGCAAACCAAACAGTAACAGCTTTGTGTTTATTTGTAAAATTCCAATATGTGGCATCTTGATGAAAACTAACATCTTTTCCATCACCGGGTTTTTTAATCCAAAATAATGTATCCCAGCAATGTATGTTGGGCCCGATAATTTGTTCTACATAAGAAATCAATTTAGAGTTACGACTGATTTCATCTACCCAGTCAAACAGAGTATTACTCTTGCATCTGTAATCACTGTTCATAAGATCTAATTTTTCATCGACAGACAATACTAAATTTTTAAATTTTTTAGACTCTTCTTGACTCATTATTTCTAGCGGGCCGATCCAGCCGTTTGTTTCAAACAGTTGTTTAATATCTGCTGTCATAATAGATTTCCTTTGAGACTGTATTTACCGTTATATATTTGTCCAAGAAAAATCTGCTGTCATATAAGTTGATGTTAAATAGTGTATGGTTAATTTTACAAAAAACAAAGTGTTAGTGGTAGGATCGTCAACTTCAAACGTCTACCTAGGAACAGTTTTGGCAAGGTCGCATCCTGAGATTGATTTTGATGTCCTATGCGCAGAAGAATTCCAGTCAACGGTTCCTAACTTACATATCAAGTCATATCCTATCAACATTAGTTTTCCTGTAACTTCCAGTACTGTGCTTTCTAAAGATAATATTGGTAAATCTAAAGTCGATGGCCTTAACGACGATTTATTAGAGATCATGAAGAATGCCGAAAATGATTACGACTTTATGATAGCATCTGGTGTAGATTTTCAAAAATGGGAGCCACTGAACGATATCAGGCATAACTTCAATATTCCATTCTTTTGTCCCAATGAAGAAGTATCAAATTTAGAAGAGTCTAAATTATTCACAAAAGAATTATTATTAGATTGTGGGATACCTACGCCAGATTATAAGATTATAGATAAGGATAGAATTATAGAAGACTTAGATAATCTATCTTTTCCTATAGTATTTAAAATGGATAAGTTATTTTCTCATATGGGCTTTGGATCATGGGTGTTTCGCGATCACGAATACAAACAAATATTATCTAGTTTATTAGGCCTTGCATCTGAATCTCAAAGATATTATGTTGAGGATTTTGTAAAGGGAAAAGAAGTTTCTGTACATTTTTTATGTAACGGGGTCAGTACAACTTATATTGGGGCTGCCAGAGATTACAAAAAAATACAAGACGGTGACCGAGGAATAAACACCGCCGGAATGGGTTGCTACTCCCCAGTAGAATACTTTACTGATGATATAAAGAATGTTGTTTGCAACTATGCAGATATACTGGTATCGCATCTAAATTCTTTAGGGATATTTTACCACGGGTTTTTATATATTGGCATAATGATTGACGATGACGGGATTCCACAAGTATTAGAATTAAACACTCGTGTAGGCAATCCCGAATTTATGGCTATCTTGAATACTATTAACACTTCTAATCTTTTAGAAAATATGCTGGCAGCAACTAATGGCGATGAATTAATCCCATTCACACAAACTAGCAATGCGTGTAGCGTTGTATGCATACGCCATGCAATTTATAATAATGTTATGAAATGCAATTCAGCTGTGCCTACTATTGATAATATTCCGGAAGATATAGAGTATATACAAAACAGCCTATGGCTTAGTAAGTTTAATATAAGAGGATTTGTACTATCAATTGCAGACACTAGACAAACAGCATCTGATAATATATACAGATACCTTTCAACTAAAAATCTAAGAGATTTTACTGTAAGAACAGATATAGGATATCTAGAATGAATCTCGATGGACTTTATACTACGAATCAGATAGGATATTATCTAGTTAATGGAAAGTATTTTATAAACAAATACGAAGCATTGCTGTATGCTACTAAGTATGATTCTACTCCAACATTTCATTGGTTTGACAGCGCATTTAATAATTTTGATAATAGCTTACTGGGTAAAATACCGCTAGATTCTCTGTACAAAGAAAGAGCTCAGCAACTACGTGACAAATATGATTACCTTATTTTAAATTATTCAGGTGGGTGTGATAGCTGGAATATACTAAAAATATTTTTAGATAACAACATTAAGCTGGATCAAGTTATGGTTTGCTGGCCATTCAGTGCTGTTGATAAAGGAATATATACTCCTAACAACAAAGATAAAAGAGTTACTAATTTTATGAGCGAGTGGGATTTTGCCACTAAACCGGATTTAGAATGGTTAACAAAAGAGCATCCTGAAATAAAAATAGAATTAATAGATTGGGCTGAACCTTTTAAACAACAGAGCTCGATTATTCATGATGGTGTATTTGATAACTTAAATCATTTTCATAACTTAGCAGACATCACTCGATCTACAATGTTTTCTAAAACAGAAGAAAAATTGATCAACGAAGGTAAAACAGTCGCTACTATATGGGGACTAGATAAACCTATGATTTGTCTAGATGGTAATGATGTAGTTATGCGATTCAATGATAGTGTTACCACTGTTGCTCATCCTGCTCCATGTAATCCAAAAGGCACAGAATACTTTTATTGGACTCCGGATATGCCTATCATCGCTTTTGAAATGGCATATCAAACTGCTAATTGGTTTAAAGCTCGAGCTGGGCACATGAAGTTTATGTTTAAGTCAGATGATAATTTAGTTTCGATGAGCAAACCAACGTTTCTAGCTAAACAACAAATTAATCAAATAGCTGCCAGAGATAGTTGTTATACAACATGGACTGACAAAAATAAATTTCAAGTAAACAAACCTCAGAGTGCTATTCGAGACGATAAAGATTATTGGCTGTATAGTCATACTGAATTGTCCCACCATGTTAAAGATTGGAAATCTTTATACTATACAGAGACTCTTTCTCAAATCTCTGAAAAGTTGTGCATAACACATAACAATGTTAAACTTGGATACAAATCTTTTTTTACAAAACCCTATAAAGTTACCGAGTTTGAAAAAATTAACTTATAGATTTAATGAAAATTTATTTTTAAATTTTAGCCAAACACTGGAATTTTTAAATTGAAAATATGCTACCCACTGTTTACAACTTTCGGGTACTGGATCTAACGATCCGCACACGTTAAATTTTTCATTTTCCAAAACAAACTTGTAATTGCAATTGACCTGTACTAGATCAATGTATGATGCAAACCCTTTAAGATTTTCTTCTCTACTTATGAAAACAGTATCCAAATCAATTATTTTTGCCTGCTCAAGTTGCACTGGTAAACAGTAGGTTGTATTTAAAAATCGGTCGCCACCTGTGAATTTAGACAGACTATTGATTCTATAAGTGGGATGTACCCACATTCTAGTACTGACTCTTCCAATGCCAGACCCCCATCGATCCGGGGCAAGTTGTAGAGCACTAAAACATATAATTTGGTTGTTTTCTATGAGGCAAGTAAAGCACTCAAACTGTCTAGGATCCAATCCTACATAGTTGTCCTTTAAACGAGAGTTATCCAAAGATATGGTACGTTGGCAATCGTCCCATAATGTTTGGTTAAAATTTTTGGAGAAATCTTCTACGTGTCTTAGCATATGATCTATTTAATGCTGAAAGCCAATAGGTTAACAAGGTATTGACTTTAGTTCTAAAAGACTATATAATACAAAATATGGACGTGAGTGGAACATGGTATACCTCCAGCTTGCTGGGCCAGGGCCTTGCCCTTAGGGTGGCTTTGTAGGTTCGAATCCTACCGTCCATACCATTTTAAACACAGGCACAGAAAGGCAGTTTATGAAAAAGGCACTTGCAGTAATTTTGGTATTAACCTCTTTGAACACATTTGCAGATGTTAAGGATCCAAATTGGCAAAATGGCGAGGCAAGTTTTAAAGCCTCAAATAACATAGTCGATTCTTCTAATATTAAATGGGTCGTTGTTTCCAACATTAACGCCACCTGTGACGCTGAAAGTAAAAAGCGTGGGTTTGGCGGTTTTGGATTTAGTGTCGATGCTTGTAGTTTTTGGGTAGATAAGCAATGTACTATCTTTACCGGTGCTAAGACAACCATGCATCAACTAGGTCATGAAGTCCGTCATTGTTTCCAAGGAAGTTTTCATTGAAAAAAGTAGCATCAAGCCCTGAGCGTCATACCTTTCAAAAAGAAGGGTACATCAAACACTGTGAGGAAGAAGGCAAGGAGCCTAATCCCGACTATGTTGACATGTACAAAACTTGGCGAGAACAGGATGAAGAAAATTTAAAAGATCCTGTTTGGCAACGGAACAACATGGAGTATGATCTCCGTAGTTCAAAAGAAATGTGCGACAAAGTCAAAGCCAGTGACAACTATGCTCAAAACTTGTATGCCGCAATGTGTAACATGACTTGGCAAAGCAGAGAGTTCTGGCAGGAGATGAAAGGTGAAACTTGGAGTTGCAGTTGGCGCCATGCAGGTGGTATCATTGCTGACATGCAGGAAAAGGGTGACTACATTGATTGGTACTGTAGCGGCATTGGTAATAGTGAAGATGGTTACGGTCTCGCAGGCAACAAACCAGAGCAAGGTGCTTATGTGCCAGAAGGTGTTGTTACGGAAGAAATTGAATTGGATTTGAACCGTTTGGGTTGGAGACCAGTTCCTTGGAGTGATGATGAATAACAGAGTAAATACACAATGGAAAAATTAATATTTAATGTGGAAGATATATTCGAAGACATTCCGGGAGATCCGGACAATGTTATCATGAAGATCCCTCCAGAGATACTTGAACGCAATGGATGGAACACCGGCGACACCCTGAACGTTGAAATACAAGACGGTGCAATCGTCATAAGCAAAGTATAATGGCCAAAGACGATATTATTGAATTAACCGGCGCTGTTGAAGAAGTACTACCCGGAAACATGTTTCGTGTCAAAGTAGACAACATGCCAAATCAACTGCTGTGTTATATGAGTGGAAAATTAAAACAACATAAAATCAGAATTATTCTCGGGGATAATGTAAAGATAGAAGTAAGTCCGTACGATCTTACTAAGGGCCGTGTAACTTATAGGTTGTAATATGAACAGTATAATGGAAGCAGTCTGCACTGTTTGCAACCAAGTTAGGCGTAAAAGCAAGCATGGCGTTAATTTCCAAAACTTACTGACTATGTTACGCAGAGAATTTCGAGAACACGAGTTAATACTTAAAGTAAAATCTGATCGAGATAAGAAACTCAACTTCGAAGAATTTTATGTCAATGCATACTACGATTCCGAAGATGATCAAAACAATGAGATTCCGATAGAAGTAATTGTACACCACAACTTTGACAAAACAGTTCTGTGGGATACTCAGCACACCACTGAACTGTTGGTCCAAGTTTTTGATGCAGTTGTACACGAATTCAAGCATCAACGCCAAAGTGTTAAGAGAAAACATATTACATACTTTGGTCATACCAAATCCCCGTATGACGAATATCTTGCTGACCCGGACGAGGTAGATGCATACGCAATCAGCATCGCTATAGAACTTTGCCGAAGTTTGGGAAAGTATCGAGCACTTCGATACATGAAAAGATTCGAAAGTCTATGCAAACTTAAATTCAACGATCGATATGTGAGTCCAAACCTAGCGGCCTATTTTGGACAATTTAAATCCGCCCGAACACTAATCCTAAAACGTCTAGCCAAAAAGGTCTATGTACGATTACAAAAGATTGACACTGATGTTATTTTCATGTAAAATACAAACTATAGCAACTACACACAGAGAGCGAAATGGCTAACAAAGAGTTTCCCACACAACAGGTATTAGAGTTGGCTTGTGCGGCACAACGAATTAATGGCGCCTATATTAAAGAAGCTGAAAATGTTTGGGCCGATGATGGTGTCTTTATGTACTCTAAAAAGACCAACAAGATGCTTATGCTTTGTACACTTGTTCCTACAAACTGGACCGCAGATCCAAAGGATGCTCCAATGCCTTTGCGAGTGTTGCCCGAAGATACAGCACTTGCAGAAGAAATCAAAACTTATTTCAAGAGATTGTTGTTTGCGGCCATTGAAGGTGAAAACGAATTTCAAACCAGCATCAACAGCATACTCAGTGGGGATCTCGTAAAAACTAACCAGTTTGGTTATGTGGCCTGCTTGCCCAGTGTGTACGTTAGAGATCGTGCTCAAAACAAAATCAAAAAAGTTGCACGTCAAGTTGAAGAAGGATATTTGGGTGCGATTGGCAGTCAATTGAAAGATTTAGATTGCGAAATACTTGAGTCAGTTAAGTCAAAAAACTTTGAAGGCTGGAATATTTCTGCTATAATCAATAATAGAATGTGTTCATGGCTTAATAAAACTTCTCTTAATTTAGGTGCTTGTGTTATAGTAAAAGCAAAAGTTAAGGATCATACGAAGCATTGGAAACATGGTAACGATGTTACCAGACTTAATTACGTGAAAGCGGCACAGTAATGTATAAAACAATTTACACAGAAGTTGAAGTGGATGTGGACCTCAGTGACTTTGATACAGATGATCTAATTGAAGAATTAGAGTCACGTGGATCGGCAGTTATGGACTACGGTGATGGTAAGGAAGTGTTACAGGCTATCTACGAAAAACGCAGACTGGGACAAGATTATCAAACAGAATTAGATCAATTGATTTGGTTAGGACTAGGACGGGTTATATGAAAAAAGAACATGACGAATACCTATGCAAGACATATCCAAAGATGATGGTGAACCGCGACAAGCCCATGCAGGAAACTTGTATGTGTTGGGGGTTTGAATGTGGAGATGGTTGGTTCCAAATCTTGAATCAGCTTATGGGTAATATCCAACATCACATCGATTGGAAGAATCGAACTGCAGAAGTTGTGCCGCAAGTAACCCTAGATCAAGTTAAAGAAAAGTTTGGCACACTGCGTTTTTATTACACAGGCGGTGATGATGTTATTGACGGCATGGTGCGTATGGCGGAATCAATGTCAGGTATAACTTGTGAAACTTGCGGTAAGCCTGGTACAAGAACAGGTGGTGGTTGGGTCAAGACAGTGTGTGTAGAGCATGGTGGTGAAGATTTTGATACTCCGGAAGATGAATATTTAACAAAGGAAGCAGAATGATTACGATGAAAGAATGGATGGAATTAGTCGACTATAAGATCACCGAAGGCAGTGACTATGGTTGGGCATGTTACGGACCAAATAGCTATTCGCTGGATAGCTGGAATGGCGTTCACGGTACAGGTGGATACAGTTTCAGTATTGTGTTTAGCACCAAGAGTCAAAAGGTGTACGAAGTTTCTATGTGCGACTATACCAACAATCGTGCTTATCGTATGATCAATCCCGACTATGTTAAAAAGCACAGCAAAGAAGCCAAGGCCCGCGATGTCAATCTAAACGAAGCCTGGGACGATGTTGACTATGTTGATTTGGATGTGGTAGACGACTTTATCCAAAAAGCGTTGGCTATACGTGCTGGAGAAGATTACGACACACGGATAAAAGTTCCAGTTGACTTTTCAGATACAGAACTGTTACAATACATGAAGCTGGCACACGAGCGTGACATGACTTTTAACGAGTTTGTTGAAGAAGCGTTGCGATACGCCCTTGAAGAAGTAGAAGCTGGTCGTCTTACCAAAGAAGATGCTCGAAAATTTGTATTAGAAAGCGAAACAGCTTGGCCGTTTGAAACAGAGAAAGAAGACCATGAGGATTAAACTAGTGTCTGATCTCCATTTGGAGTTCAGTGACATTAATATTGTTAACGATCAAAACTATGATGTTTTGATACTGGGTGGTGATATTTGTATCGCCCAGGATCTCCACGACCATCCAGAGCCCGGCAATACTGCAGATCAAGCCGCTATTGCGGCAGGTACTGGATTGGGTCGTAGGCAGTTGACAGCACAGCGTTTCCGGGATTTTTTCAAGCGTTGCAGTTTTCAGTTTCCACATGTGATCTACATCATGGGCAATCATGAATTCTACAATGGCAAGTTTTATGCTGGTATCGATTACATGCGTGAAGAGTGTGCCAAGTATCCTAACATTCATATGTTAGAGCAAGATACTGTCACCATTCAAGATCGTAATAAAGAAACTGGCGAAGTCTCCGATGTGGTATTTGTGGGCGGGACACTTTGGACCAACATGAACAAGCGTGACCCGCTCACCATGCATGCCATTGAAGGCATGATGAACGACTTCCGTATCATCCGCAATGACTTTAGAAGCTATGCTACTATGAGTGCGTTGGATGTTGCCATACGCCACGATAAGACTCTTGCTTACATCAAGATTGTTCTTGAACAAAATAAAGACAAACGGTGTGTGGTAGTTGGACATCATACGCCAAGTTTTCAAAGTGCTCACGAAATGTATAAGCATGAAACACTGATGAACGGCGGATACCACAGTGACCTTAGTGAGTTCATTTTGGATCACCCACAGATTGTCCTGTGGACACATGGACACACTCATCATCCGTTTGATTATACCATTGGTAACACAAGGGTTGTGTGTAACCCACGTGGTTATGAAAACGATGGTTACAGCGAAGACACCGGTTGGAACCCCAACATTTTATTGGAGATTTAAATGGCAGAAGAAAAACAATTAACAGCGGCAGAGATGATCCGTATCACAGCAGAGAACCTAACGGTGATGTTGGATCAAATGGCTGCTCATATCGAAACGCTCGAAGCACGTATTGCTGAACTAGAAAAAAGCGCAGATGATGTTAAGTGAAGATGGATTTAAGTTATTTAAAAAATGGCTTAGGGGACATCTAATAAGCGGACCTGTTACCGTTACCTTTACAAAAAAGGACGGTACAGAGCGTATTATGAAATGCACAACTAATCCAACATACATCATGTTCAAAGACCCTGCGATTCTTGAATCCAAAAAGGATCGCAAGGTCAATGAGGACGTAATGCCAGTTTACGATATGGATTCAAGTGCTTGGAAAAGTTTCCGTTGGGACAGTGTTACAAAAGTATCTTTTACTCTAGGAGAAGAAGTTGGCAACAATACTGAGACACAGTGATACTTGCAAAATTAAGATGACCAAATCGTCCCAGCTAACTGAAGCAGTTGTGCAGGCATTTGAAGATAAAGTTTTGCTCAATGTAATTGTTAACAAAGCAATTAAAATTAGTATGAAATGGAATGGTCGGTGTTATGAGGGTCGTAGTGCCGGTATGGATTTTGAAAGTGCTGGCCCTACAGTCAGCCGCACAACTACGGGAAGATAATATGAAAATTGGACTAAGCTATAGCCGTTGTATTTTGGACATCGTAGAAGGCCGAGTAAACATTGATGATGTGTTGGTATTGATCACTCGCACAGATTTTAATCCCACCGTTGATGAAGAATGGGCAGGTATTTGGGAAGGATACTGTTTAGGCGGATTAAGTAATCCAGAATGGGGCCATTACGATTTCCGCAGTAAAGATGACGAAGATAAATTCCGTAGTGTGAGCTGTATGCTCTATGAAGATGGCAAGATTCACCAGCCTCGCCAATTTGGCGCTCACCCCCGCCGCCGACCGGAAATTTGGTTGGAAGCAGTTCTGCCAAATAGTGAATTGGAAGCCAACCCCTCAGCCAAAATGGCTTGGGAAAAGTTTCAAACCATTGCATCACTTTCGAGCGTCACATTGGATGACAAGTACCAGTAATTCATTTATAATACTTGTATCGTAACAAGATAGAAAGTTAAAATGAAAACGTTGCCAATGGTGCTTGCTATACTATTAGTTGGGTGCGGTCCTACGCCCGAGCCAATTTCATCTGTTGCGCAGATCAAATACATTAAACCGGATCAAGACGGGTGTGTTACGGAAACATCTAGCACACTAGTTACCCAACATAAAGTTGGTCCAATAACTAATTTGGTTAAAGATAAATTTGATTGGGGCAATAAGGGCGAGTGTACAGTAAGATTTGATATTACTGTAGACGGCGAAGTTCATCATTTGGAAGAAACTGAGACCGGGCTAGAGCAACTAGAAAGCCTTTGCTACTATGCTCGTGAACGTGCTCGAAAAAATCTTCTGTTAGATATTGGCGGAACTTTTAACACACAGGCTAACATTGCTTGTCTGCGTAAAGATAGCTGATTGGCAAAACTGATTCTTGACATTTGAGCAATAGTCAGTTACAATACATACACATTAACACACAGAGAGGCAGTTATGAAGGCATTTATTTTAGGTACAGTCTTTGGACTTGTTTTGGCAACTGTTGGATTCTCCGGCATCGCTAAAATGTTGGACAAGGGCGTAGACACAGTTAAAACACAGAGTCAGGAGTTGGCAAAATGAAAAAGGTAATTTTGATTTTAGTAGTAATGACACTTACCGCTTGTGGTACAATTGGTGGCGCAGTTTCAGGCGCTGGTGAAGATTTAAACAAAGCTGGCAATTACATTAAGAAAGTAGGAAACTAACATGAAAAAAACTCTATTGCTGATCCCTGTCGTGGCAATTTTAGCCGCCTGTGGCACAACTGATCCGTATCAAAAACGTGCTGATAACGAACGTGAGCGTCAAGAACGCCACGTTGAAAAGGCAATTGACAAGGCTCCCAAGTGGATGACCGAAGTTCCTATAAGCAACAGTGCAATTTATGAAGCTGGCTCAGCTGTTAGTGCAGACTTTAGCATGGCCGATATTAAAGCCAAAGCAGATGCATATGGCAAGATTTGTATGGCGGCTGGCGGTACTGCAAGTCAGCGTACAAAGATCTATCGTGCAGATACTGAGCGAGCCAGTACAGAATTGTCAGAAATGGCATTGCGTACCAGTTGCGATCGTGTTGATCTTACAGGCGTAGAAATCAAAGAAATTAAACGTGTGGCAGAAGGAACTCGTTTCCGTGTTTACGTGTTAGTAGCATTGCCTACAGGTGATGCAAATATTCTACGCAAGGCCAAAGAACAGGCCAAGCTCAATGAACAAATGGCTCGTCGTGCTCCAGAAGCATTTAAAGAATTGGACAAACCTCAATGATTAGAGAATACATTAACATTGTAGAGTCTATGGATAAAGGAATTACCGATGAGTGGTTTGCTCACGGTAGTTTTGAAACCCACAAACTTAGCAATCCAGTGCCTTATACCATTGCTGATAGCGATGGTGTTACTAAAACACTAGAAGGCCCAGTGCCACACAAAGTCGGCCATTACATCATGGGGCCAGGCGCTAAAGGAGAATTTTGGCCGTTGGATCCTGATAATTTCCACAGCAAGTATCATGACAACAAAGATGGTACTGGTACTCCCAAGCTGATCCACAAACATGCTAAACTAGCAGATCACGACGGTGTTATCCATGCAACATGGGGCGACCTTGCATATACTAAAGGTAATGACTATATTGTTAGGCATGGCCCGGGTGATTACGGCCCGGTTAAGAAAGACATCTTTTTTAAAACGTACGACACATCTAATGTTCACAACAGCTGAATCTAATATTAGAACTATCCGCCCTGGAGATCCAAAGTTCTTACTCAAAGATACATTTACAGTGTGTCAACGAGCTAGTATAGAAATCTCTAAGGATTGTCCTTCAAACTATAAAAAAATTATAGCACAAGCATATGAAAATGGTTGGCTTAAACCTGTAGCGCATGTTTACGGAAAAGAATTAACAATGGATGCTATGCGATGAAGTTCTTTGAACCCCTGCGTGATGACCTAATGGTGCAACAACAGATCAGCAATAGCTGGGAACACATGGTGGGGGTGATCATGCTGAACCAAACTGGTCGCAAACCAGTAAAGCTGACCTTGCCCGAATTCCTTTATTGGTTTCCTACGCCGCATGCCCTACTCAAGGCCGATGAGGACTTTGTCAAAACCATACTGGCACCCCTTGGCATGATGAATGTGCGATATGAAAGATTAGTCCGAATGAGTAAAGACTACTTGACCTGGAATGGTGAAGATGCTACAATGCTGTATGGTATTGGAAAATATGGTAGTGACAGTTACGAGATATTTTTCAAACACAACTATAGTGTAGAACCCACAGACAAAGAATTGAAAAGATATTTAGAAGAGGAAATATATGACACAAGTACCTAATGTAACATTCGCATTTCGCGAAGGCGACGAAACACCAGAAGACGGTGGTTGCCCAATCGGAGGCCAATTTGTTTTTAAAACAACCGATGACTTGTTTGCCAACAAACGAGTAGTGGTATTCAGCCTGCCCGGTGCATTTACACCTACCTGCTCCACATATCAACTACCGGGATTTGAAGAGCAGTATGAAGACTTCAGGGCACAGGGTATCGATGATATCTATTGCATCTCAGTTAACGATGCATTTGTCATGAACGAATGGGCCCGTGCATTAGATATTCAAAATGTACATCCGATTCCGGACGGTGCGGGTGCGTTCACAGAAGGCATGGGCATGACAGTTGACATGAGTGCTATCGGCTTTGGCAAACGCAGTCGCCGCTACGCCGCTATCATTGATAACGGACAAGTACAGCACATGTTCATCGAGCCAGCTGCCAGTGACACTGACCCGGATCCATATGGCATGTCCAGTCCAGAATCTGTTATGAAATACCTTAAAGGATAATATGCCAAATTTAGTACCCATGGTAATCGAGCAAGAAGCTCGCGGAGAACGCAGTTATGACATCTACAGTCGACTACTCAAAGATCGTATTGTGATGTTGGATACAGAAGTGCATGAGCATAGCGCCAGCTTACTGGTAGCACAGCTACTATTTTTAGAAAGTCAAGGAAATGAGGACATTACTTTTTTCATCAATAGTCCTGGGGGTGTAGTTACTGCCGGCATGGCTATCTACGACACAATGCAATTTATCAAACCTGACGTTTGCACAGTGGTTATGGGTCAGGCTTGCAGTATGGGCTCCTTGCTCGCCACTGCTGGAGCGCCTGGCAAGCGTAAAATGCTACCAAACGCTAGACACATGATTCACCAACCTTCGGGCGGTGCCGGCGGACAAGCTACAGATATGGAAATTCAAGTAAATGAAATCATCAAGATGAAAAAGAACTTGACACAGATCTATGTTAACCACAACAGCAAGGGCAAGACGTTTGAACAGTTCCATGCAGGTATGGAACGTGATAACTTTATGAGTGCCCAAGAAGCGTTGGATTTTGGATTGATTGACGAAATTATTACCAAACGATGAAGCGACTGTTTGTTGTAGGTTGTAGCTTTACCAAGTATCATTGGCCAACTTGGGCTGACATGCTTGGCAAAGAATATGATCACTTTGAAAATTGGGGTAACAGTGGTCTAGGTAATCGTGCGATTGCAGAAAGGCTTACTGAACTAGTCGTTACCAATGAGATTACCCAAGACGACACCATTGTAGTACAGTGGACTGACTTTCACCGATTTGATATACACTCTAATAAAAATTGGGAACCAACCGGATGGAACTGTGGTGGTAGTGTATTACTTAATCCACAGTATCCCAAATCCTGGGTTGAGCATTATTGGCAAGAAGAAAGTTTTATGATGCATTCATTTAACTTTATTAAACTAGCTACTGCACTGTTAGAAACATTGCCATGTAAATGGCTGATGTTTACTATGAATGATCTAGCAGGATCAATCGATCAATTTCCAAAGCTAGAAAAATATAGATCTATATTTTCTACAGACAAGTGGTCTCCTCCGTTAAACAATTTCTTCATTAATCGATATCCTAAGTTTACTTGTAAAAACGAAGAGTGGGAATCGCAAACTGGCAAGATAGTTGATTATGTTGATCCGCATCCTACTCCAGAGGCGCACTATAATTATATGCGCACTTATCTAGCACCAAAACTAGATATTATTCCAGATGCCGACTGGGCAGGAGTCGCTCAGGATCTCCTAAAAAACACAGTATTCCATTCACATCTAAGAAGCAAGTATTCTAAAAACTTAGATTGGGTACCGGACAAATACTGGATTAGAGGCATTTAATCCACCATAAAGTATGTAGATAATTGGACACCCTAGTATACTATAAATAGTTACATCTAGGAGTGTGTCATGGCCCAACTGCCGTACGATTGGTCGGAATTAACCCGCAGTAATCTCTACTCTATGTTCTACTCGCTTAACGGTGAAATAGTGGGCAAAGAACTATCTCCTAGTCAAATCCAAAAACGCATTATTAGACATGTTAAAGCACACATGCCGCTTAAACTTAAAAAATGCCTATATGCGCCCACTACTCCTGGTTTTGTTTTTATGGGTGGGGTATATTATAGCGAGTTGGATCGAAAAAAATTGCCTGCTATAGAAGTCAATTTTAATTACAATCCTGCTGACAAGAAACTTAAACTTACCCAACATCGATTTAAGCGCATGGCTGTGAGATTTGCCGATGTTGTGCTACATGAAATTGTACATCAACGTCAATTTCGAGCTAGAAATTTTAAAAATATCCCAGGTTATCAAAGTACAGCAGAATACGCCAAAGATCGTAAAAAGCAAGAATACTACGGCGACAGGGATGAAATGGGTGCTCACGCATTTAATTGTGCGTGTGAGCTAGTTGATAGATTCGGGTACGATCCTACCGCTGTTGCTCATTACTTAGATTCTAATCAATGTCGCAGACATAAAAACTCCACTTGGAATGATTACTTAAAAGTTTTTGAGTGGAATCACAACCATCCAATCATACGCAGAATGAGAAATTTAATCCTGCGTAATTTGGAAAATGCCGCTAACGGTAAACCATTTAAGACCACAAACCACTTGACATACTGATAATTACTCTGTATAATATACACTTAAACAGTTAATTATTGGAGTCGAAATGAGCGTTTGTGCCAGTCATATTTGGGATTTGGAAAGTCACCCTTCTCGCCTAAACAAAGAAGCTATCATTGAAGCTATTGCCCAATCAGGTAATAAGGAATTCTTTGAAGGCTGTCGCTTGGCTCTTGATCCTATGATAACTTTTGGTATTAAACAAGTTCCGGAGAAAACAGATGAAGATGGCCCTGGCTTACCTTGGGATAGTTTTACTCTCGCTCTTACTGGCTTTGTCACTCGCAATATCACCGGCAATACAGCACGTGATATGATTCAGGCCATGATGAAGTCAGCTACCAAAAAAGAATGGAATGGGTGGTATCGTCGTATCCTTATCAAAGACTTGCGCTGTGGTACCAGCGAAAAAACAATCAACAAAGTAGTGGAGAAGAAATATGCTGACTACGCTATTCCCGTATTTGGTTGTCAGCTTGCTCATGACAGTGCTAATCATGAAACTAAAGTCGCCGGCAAGAAACTTATCGAAGTCAAACTTGACGGTGTCCGTGTTATCACTATCGTTCGTGCTGATGGTCGTGTGGACATGTTCAGTCGTAACGGTAAAGAGCTTGCTAACTTTCCTCATATAGCACAACAGATTTCAAACGTGATCCAACTAAAAGGTTCTAGTAAGAGTATGGACGTTGTATTAGATGGAGAAATTATGAGCTCCAGTTTTCAGGACTTGATGAAGCAAGTACACCGCAAGGATAATGTGGAAGCAGGCGATGCTATTCTTAACCTGTTTGATGTACTGCCGTTGGAGGATTTTGAAAAAGGTATTTACGATAAAGATCAAACTACACGTAGTAGCATGGTTAAGTTTTGGGTAGAACAAAATCAAGCATTGTTGCCTAATGTAACCTATGTTGCAAATGAACTGATTGATTTGGATACTGAAGCGGGTCAAGATCGCTACAAAGAAATCAATGCCAAGGCCATTGCAGGCGGGTACGAAGGTATTATGCTGAAAGATCCCGATGCCGGTTATGAATGCAAGCGTAGTGTGGCATGGTTGAAGTTAAAGCCATTCATTGAAGTTAGTCTAGCAGTGGTCGCAGTAGAAGAAGGTACAGGTAAAAATGTAGGTAAACTTGGTGCGCTAGTATGCGAAGGAGAAGATGATGGGAAACGAATCAGAGTCAACGTTGGCAGTGGCTTTACAGATATTGATCGTGATAGTTTTTGGAGCAGCCGTGATAGTCTTAGCGGAAATATTGTTGAAGTTAGAGCAGATGCTGTAACACAGAATCAAGACGGCACATACAGTTTGCGGTTTCCCCGATTCAAAGGATTCCGTGGATTTGTAGCAGGAGAGAAAATATGACCGAAGTTAGTAGAGTAGCGGCACAGACTACAGAGATGTACCGACAACTTGATATTAAAAAGCTAGATAAACGACATGAAGAACTACGATTAGAAGAACAACGGATTCGACTAAATCTTAAAGATAACGAAGAAAAAAGAATTGAAATGAACCAACGAATGAATCGTCCGGGACAAAATGTAGATAGGATGGCATAATGACAAACCCGTTTAGAGATCAAGAAAAATTTATGAAGGCTTGCGACCAAAGTGTTGAGAGCTTTAACCAAGAACAGTTTAAATTGTATCTTAATCTAATCAAAGAAGAATATAAAGAACTTAACGAAGCTGTTAATAACCATGATCAAGTAGAAACACTCGATGCACTAGTTGATATCTTGGTAGTGACTATCGGTGCTATTCACAGCATGGGTAGTGATGCAGAAGGCGCATGGAAGGAAGTCATGCAGACTAACTTTGCCAAGATAGATCACGAAACTGGTAAGGTTCGTAAGCGTGACGATGGAAAAGTTTTGAAGCCCGTGGGTTGGGTGCCACCCAATCTTAAACAATTTATTTAAGGAGACTAATATGTTTGGTGCAAATTATGTAGGTAACGGTTTGTTAAATTATCGTTCTGCTGGTGAAATTAATGAAGCAATGGGACGTGTCTATGGACACATGAGCCTGGCAGTTGTTGTATCGATGATTGTCAGCTACTTTGTTGGTACTAGCCCAGAGTTGTTGGCATTCTTTTTTACAGGTGTGATGAAGTGGATTGTGATTTTTTCTCCGCTTGCGGCAATCTTTGGCGTTGGTTATGTGCTGGGTAACAATCCCAGCAAAAGTGTAGCACAGTTATGTTTACATGGTTTTGCGGCGTTGATGGGACTCAGCTTTGCCACAATCTTTGCTCTATTCACTATGGGGTCAATTGTGTCAGCATTTATGGGTGCGGCTATCTTGTTTGCTGTCATGAGTGGGTACGGCTACTTTACCAAACGCAGTCTAGACAGTCTTGGCAAGTTCATGCTTGTTGGATTGATCGCTATTGTGATCGCCAGCATCATCAATATCTTTATTGGTAGCTCAGTAATGCAAATGGTCATCTCAGCATTAGCCATTGTAATCTTTATGGGCTTGACTGCATACGACACACAACAGATCCGTGAGGAATTGAGTGTAGACACTAGTCCAGCCGCAGAAGTATCGGGTGCGTTGACTCTTTATATGGACTTTATCAACTTGTTTATTAACTTGTTACAATTATTTGGAGATAGAAAATAAAATGGCACAACACACCAACTACTGGAGCTGTACTCCTTTTGCAGACTGGCTTCGCGGCACTAAGAAATTGGGCGCGGGCACAGCCGAAGAATGGGACGACTGGACCACTGCGGCACAGATGAAGCATAATTTTCGTTACTGGCTAGCTGAAGAGGGTCTAGGCTATATCCAGGATTTTGTAACTTGGCCTGTTAGAAAGATTTACGATGTTAAGTACTATATTAATAATCGTTGGGT